ATACCATTCAATTGCTTTATCTTCACTATCAAAAATAAAAATAATACGATGTAATCCTTTGGAAGTTCCTACGGGGTCAAACTCTTCATTTATATCTAATTCATCTTCATTCATTGTGTTTAATTCTGACCCAGCTGACCAATTAGGTATATCCAAGTCCCATGCCTCCAAGTCCACCACGTCCCAATCGTTCGCCAGTGTGTCCCAGTCCCATTCGCCCGTGTTGGCGTTTAATCGAATATTCAATTCCTTTTCATCTGCCTCATTCAAGTCAACGATAACGCATTCGATTTCCTTGATGCCAAGTTTCTTTAATTCACGGACACGGAAATGACCGCCGACGATGTATCCCGTTTGCTTGTTGAAAATAATCGGCTCAACCATGCCAAACTTTTCAAGGCTCTCCTTCAAATGCTTTTCCTGTTTCGCCGTGGATTGCCGTGGGTTGTAAGGCGCTGGGATTAAATCGGCAATTTGCTTTTTTTCGATTATCATATATATTGGTTTCTTTGCCATAAGAAAAATTTATACAACTCACGAAGGGTACTAAATTTATGATTTTGGCATCCACTTTCCCAGCATTTATTTTTAATGTTAAAAACAAATGCTTTATCGATTAAAAATTTCCAAAATTCGTCTAATATATCAAATTCGTACTCCTTTGCTTTATTAAAAAACTCTTCAAAAACTTCATAGTTTTCACAATTTTCTTTAAAAACGACTTGAAGCCATTCAATGGGTGTCATTTTTATTACTTTTATCATGCCTCCCTGCTTTTTAAAAAGAGTTGGTAAAGCTCGGACATTGAATGATATAAATTATTTACCTTTTCCCAAAGTCCAGATGTTTGATTTAATTGCCATTCATTATCAAGAAGCCATTGAGAAAAATTGTCCATGATTTCCATTTCTCTAATCTTCGCCTCCTTAAATATGTTTTTCAAAAATATGCCTTCCAGACTTTCGTCAATTTTTAAAAAAGTCTTTTTAGCAAGGTTGTAATCCTTTTCGGTTAATTCATTCTTTAACCAATCGACAGGCGTTTGTTTTACATTTCCTTTCATATTCCTTTTAACACTTGTTTACGTTTGTTGTTGACTGTGAGCAAATTTCGCTCACTCAAAAGCCATTTCCTGCCTGCCTGCAAATGATTGAAATAATCCCCATCCTTTGCCAATGCCTTTTCAAATTGATAATACAAATCGTCCGAACCCTCGTACAACCGCACCCCCGGAACATTGAACTCGGTTATTTCCTTCGGTGCATAAGGAATGCAACCTGTGACCAGCATTTCCATCGCAAAGTTATTTGACTTGCTTTGGTTGAAATTGTCATTTGTCAAAGGGAACACGGCGTAATGAGCCGCACTGTTTTTGATAAGCTCAAAATACTGGAAAAGGGAATTGTTCCACGGGATGACCTTTACATTGGGGTACAATGTTTTGCCGAGCCATTCAGGGATTCCAATGAATGCAACCTCCGTGTCCTTGCGTTCGCTGACATAATGCCAAAATGTATCAACGGTTTTTAAATCCTCAATGTGTGTCATTGAACCACGCCACAACACGCGTTTAACCTTTGCCTCCAGCTTATTAGGCGACACGGGGCAAAGTGGCGTGACTTGAAAGTCAATGGCATTTGGGATAACCATTATTTTACTTTCGTCAAAGAATTGCTTGTAAAACTCTTTAAGAAATGGCGTTGATACAATGGTATAATCCGCATACTTAAAAGCCTTTTCAACCGATTCCTTTACCTGAGGTTTCCCGAAGTGTGCCGACGCTGGATTCGCGGCGTTGACCTCATGTAATAAATCGTCGTGGTCAAGAATGATTTTCTTTCCCATCTTCTTTGCCTCCGCGATCATGGATAACATACCGTCGCCGTTGGGGCGTTGGAAAAGGATAACGTCAACGTCGTAAAAATCGTACCATTTTACCGTCTCAGGATTCAAATAGGTAATGGTTAAATTTACCATCTGCGAACGAAGCCGCATGAATGGATTTACCGAACGGTAATAATCGGTCGTGGGGCTGGTTAAATTGGTTACAATGCCTAACCTCATTTGTGATGCTTTTGGTATGTGTCTAATAAAAGATTTAATACTTCTTCCATCGAGTGTTTGACATTTGTTTCCTTCCAGAGTTGAAATTGTAAGTCTAACAACTTCTTTCTTATTTTTTCATCCCGATAGCTTACCGAAAAAACGGCGGCGGCTGGTTTATTCACATTCATTTTTCTTTTCTTTTAATCTGTAATAACGTTCCATTTGGTATTTATTTACCTTCTCTTTGTTCGCTTGATACCATGCTTGATTCCTAATCCTTTTTTCAGCCTTCTTCTCAGGTGTTTGATTCTGGTGATAAAGCCTAAAATATTCCCTTAACTTTTGCTTTTGGTACTCGGTCATGTTTTCCCGATATTGCCTTTGATACTCAGGTGTCATATTTAAAATGGGAGTGATTCGTCTTTTACCGTTGTTTCATCTGTCATTTTCGGGTTATTCTCCCCTGCCGTTGCCTTGCCTCCAAACTCAATGTTATTCACCATACAACGAATGATCCCCGTTGGTTCCCCGTTTTTCATGTACGCATTCACGCCGCCTGTTCCTTCAACCACGACATACGTACCTTTTACCAAGTGCGGTGCAAGTTTGGAACCACGTTCACCCCACATTGAGCAAGTCACCCAAACCGTCTTTTCCGTGGGATTGTTACCAAATGTTTTTTCCGTGTGTGCCACGGAGAAAGAGCAAACGGTGGTATCACCAACCGATTTTATTTCAGCATCCTGACCAATGCGACCTGCAACTATTAATTTTATCATTTTATTTTTTCTTTCTGCAAAGATAATAATTTATTTGTTATCAAATTTAAAATATTTTTTAACAAAATTATTTATATCTTTGTGACGCAAGGTGGCGGAATTGGTAGACGCTTAAGGGTTTGGTGGAAGTCGCGACGTAAAATTAAAAAAGAACCTTTAAAATCCACCGTGCAGGTTCGAATCCTGCCCTTGTTACAAATACAAAAGCAAATGATTGATAACAAATTCTTTTTTGACAAATCCGTTGAACTTGGTTTTACAACCACGGACTATGAACCCCTTGTTAACTTGCATACCAACGGCGCAAGGGTTTTGCAAATCATGGGTTGTAAATCCGTGTTCGAGTTCGGCTCAGGACTTGGATTCTTTTTATCCGCGTGCCAGCGCGTGGGCTTGTATAATTACATGGGCTACGACATTAACCCGTATGAACGTGACTTTGCGATAAGCAAGGGCGTTGAGCCGTCAAAATATATGCTTGCAAAGTGGGCTTCAAAATATCAACAGGGAAGGTATGAATTGAGGATAAAAGGAAAATACGATGCCATTTATTCCACCGAGGTATTTGAACACATGACCGACGCGCAAATATCCTTTGTCATGCCGATACTTTACAAAGCCTGTAACAAGTATTTTTATTTCACCTCTACGCCTTATGCCTCAGCGGATCCAGCGTTTGACATTGAATGGGGACATATTAACCTGAAGCAAAAAGACGAATGGGTTGCCGTGTTTCATCGCCACGGTTTTGACTTGCTGAGGGAAACAACGGAGGTAACGCCGTGGGGATTGTTATTTGTGAAAAGGGAGGGAAAGTAATGGCAAACTTCATCAAAGCAGCCTTGGACAAGGTTTTGACAGAGGGAAATCAATTTCCGTCTGTGACATACGAAACACCGCCAGCCGTGGTAAAATACATGGAAATGCAAAGCGCAATGGGGAATCCGCCGTGGGAAAAAAGGAAGGGAAAGTAATTAATATTTTGTATATTTGTATTACCTTTTGCAGGAAGCACTACCCCGCAAAAGGTATTTGAGGAAATAATTTACCTCATTAAACCCATGAAGAGTAGTGCCTTTGTGGGTTTTTTTATTTTTTTATTATGCCACGTAAAAGAATTACTTACACAGGTGCAGAAAGGACTAAATTATTTAGAGAAAATTATCCTTTTCGCCCAATCCCAAAGCAGTCAGACACTTGTATATGTAATCATTGTATGGAAGATTATACGTTCAAAGACGTACAAGTAAATCAATCCTCAAAAGGTGATATTTGGCTTATGTGCCGAGATTATCCAGATTGCGACGCTGGAATAATTGACATCTTTAAAATGACTAAAGATGAAATTGACGCTTGGAAAATACAGTTGTTTGACTTATAACCTTAAAAAATTATCATGCAAATATTAAAAGAACTTGAAGTCTTAATCCCACCGTTAACAAGTGAGGAATTTAAGCAACTGGAACGTAACATTTTGGAGGAGGGAATCCGCGACCCATTGGTGACGTGGAACGGTATCTTGGTGGATGGACACAACAGGTACAGGATTGCCCAGGAATACGACATTGACTTCGTTACCGTGGAAAAGGAATTTGCCGACATGAACGCGGTAAAGGAATGGATGATTAACAACCAATTCGGAAGGCGTAATTTAAACAATTACCAAAGAAGCGTTTTAGCCTTGCAACTTGAAGACGTGTTCAAGGCGAAAGCAAAGGAAAACCTTATATTAAGTGGTGAAAATTATGGTAAGGGTTTGCTTATATCGGCAAACCCTATTATTCAGCCAATTAATACACGGCAGGAAATTGCAAAAATCGCAAACGTTGGACATGACACAATAAGCAAAGTAAAAAAGATTGAAGCCACCGCCTCGCCCGAAATCAAGGCAAAGGTAAGCACTGGGGAAATAAGCATAAACGAGGCATATAAAGGAATTAAGAAAGAGGAGAAACAAGAAAATCTTGAAAACAAGAAGAAAGAATATACCGAACAATACAAAACACAAATAAAAGTAGTTCCTGAAATAACTTGCACAGATGCTGTATCGTATTTAAAAACTTTTGAAGATAATTCGATTGATTTATTGATAACAGACCCTCCTTATGCAACGGACATAAAAGATATAAAATCATTTACAAAAGAATGGATTGAAATTGCTTTGTTAAAAGTAAAAGCAAAAGGAAGGATTTACATTTGTTCTGGTGCTTACCCTGAAGAAATACAAGCATTTACAGATGTTTTACTTAATCAAAGTAAATTTATTGTAGATAATCCATTGATTTGGACTTATAGAAACACATTAGGTGTAACCCCTAAAATGAAATATAATTTAAACTATCAATTAATATGGCACTTATATTCTAATGATAGCAATGAATTAGACACCTCTATAACAAATGAAATGTTTTCGGTTCAAGATATAAATGCTCCTGATGGACGTATTGGAAATAGATTACATACATGGCAAAAACCTGATGAACTTGCAAATAGATTAATTAGGCATGGTTCAAAAAAAGGTGATTTAGTTGTGGATTGCTTTGCGTGTACCGCAACATTTTTAATTGCAGCCGCTAAATTTGATAGAATAGCAAAAGGATGTGACATTAGTAAGGATAATTTAGAAATAGCAAAACAAAGAGGATGTACAATCATTGGGAAGACGATTTAAAGGATAGCATAGTAGCCATAAATGGTATTAAGGATAGTATTTTACCGCTTTTAATTAGTGGTAAAATACATTCTATTGAAAATTGCGAAAATGAAATATTGATTATGATGGATAGGTTATCTGGAATTGATTATGTCAGAGAAAATGAAAATGGTTTACAAGGTATTGCAGCTCGTGTTCAATGGGGTGCTGATTATGCTTCATTTACTATTAGGTCATTAAGAAAAACAGGTAGTAAGACCGAACTTGAAAAAAGGTTGTTTCAAATTGAAAACGGGTATTTTTATCCAGCATTTACATTACAAGCATATTTCGATAACAGAATTGATAATAATTTATTATCAATAGCAATAATTGAAACAAAGCATTTATATAATTTATATTTAAACAATTTAGATTTATTTAATGATAATAAATCTGATAATGATTTTAAGTTTATTAAGTGGAGTAAGGTTAAAGAGAAAATTAAAATATATAAAAATCAAACTATACTAAATAATCCATTTATAATTGAACCAGATTATAGCACTTTACCAAAAAATTTAGACTTATGATAAACATTGATACAAGACTTTTGCCACAGGTGACGCCTGACCAGTTGTTTCTCCTTTGCCACATTGTTAATTTCATGAATGAAAACCGTATGTGTTTTCCCTCAAATAAAAAATTGATTGAACAATCTGGATTCAGCGATTCAAAGATTTTACGGGTTAAAAATGAATTGGTAACACGGAAAATTATAAGCGTAAAACAACGCTTTAGACCTGATGGAAGCCAAACAAGTAATCTTTATAGAATCGAAACTGATTTAATAGGAGTATTCGTTACAGGCAAAAATATGTCAAATTTGGATACCTCCCCCTTTACTGATGAAGAGGGGGGGATATTCACCCATGAAGGGGGGACACCTTCACCAATGAAGCCCCTTGAAGTATTACCTAATCTAAGTATTAACCAGATTCAAGTATTAGATGAAAATCCTTCGGAATTTTCGCACTTCACAAAAGTTGAAACAAATGATTTTCCAAACTTTCCAACTGTAGAAATAAAATCTGTATCAGTTAAAACAAATCTCCAAAGCCCCAAAGTAGACCCCTTTACCGTTGTTGCTAAGTTGCAAAGTGAAAAAGAAAGAAAAATTGTTGCGACGCAAAAAGAAAGAAAAGCCGCCGCCGAGCCGAAAGCCGACCGCCAGCCCTCCCCCACTTACGCCGCCTTCACCGTGTTTTGCCAAACGTTTGAAGCGTTATCGGGTGCCGCGTATCCGACTGACCAGAATGGACATTACATCATGATGCCAAAAGATGCAGGGCAAATGGAAAACCTTATGCGATACATTGACAAAATAGATAAGCATGGCAATAGCATTGAGGCATTGAAGGTATTTATCCAAGCGGCGTGGTCATTGAATGACAAATGGCTGAGGGCAAATTTCACAATAGCCAACCTTTATGGACAAGCCTCAAAGATATTTACCGCGTACCAAACCACAAGCCCAGCGGCAAAGGACAAGGCGTATAATGACAGGATTCAGGAATTGTTAGCCGAAAGAATGGCAAAGTTTCAAGATTAATAAAACCAACCAATTATGAACAATTTACCAATGATTGCCAACCGCGTGGAAGAGAAAATACAAGACGTGCAGCTTGTTATCCAAAACCGCGAACTCAGGATTTTTAAAACAGGGACAAAAGAAGCCATTCCGAAGATTGCCCAAACCTTAAGCCAACTGCTCCCCGTGTATGGCATTGAGCCAAAGCCCGAACACTTGATGGAGGTTACCGAATTTATTTCAAATTACAAGTTGTTTGCCGTCGATGAAATTAAACTTGCTTTTGAAAAGTTTGCGAAACAAGAACTTGATATTAATGACCACAAATTATATGGCAAAGTTGACCTTCATGCCATTGGGCGAATAATAACCGCGTACATCACCTGGAGGCAAAAGATATACTTTGCCATGGATTCCGATTTGCAAGCAAAGAAAGAAG